TGTAAGAGCAGTGGCGGCACAGCTTGCGGCTGCTGCAGAGGCGGCAATCCGCGCGAAAGCACAGATCCACAGCCCATCACGGGTGACAGATAAACTCGGCAATTATTTCGGTATCGGCTGGGTCAACGGCATTATGGATCATGTGCAGGAGGCGAGGCAGGCCGCCATGGAATTGATACAGGTTCCGGAGCTTACACCTGCGCCGGAAATCGGAATGAGCCTTCGGACAGGATCTGAAGACCTGAACGACAGCTACCAGTACAGCAGTAATGGAAAATATACCATCTATGTACCCGTTAATCTGGACGGAAGAGAAATCGGAAAAGCGACCGCAACGTATACACGAGAAGAAATTGAGAAACAGGAGACAAGGGAGAACCGAAAGAAAGGCAGGAGAATGAATGTATAACTTTGTAGATACAACAGAGCGATACCCAGGGCAGAACCTGCCTTCGGAGGCTCTCATGTTTAATGGAAGTTATCTTGAGAACGTAATTCCCGGCTATCGGACACTTTATGTGTCCGGCCGGGAAATTTTGGGTACGGAGATTACAGATCTGGAAACAGGCGTGTCTGACGGTACAAAGTATCGACGAAAGCGTTATCAGCCAAGGACTATTGTGGTGGGATATCAGCTGGTAGCCGAAGATAATGCAGCTTTTCGCAGTGCTTACAACAAACTGAATGCTCTTCTGGATGCAGAACAGGCAACCCTTATTTTTGCAGATGAACCGGACAAATATTATATCGGAACAAAGCAGGGAACGAGTGAAGTGCCGGCGGGAAGAAATGCGATCACTGCGGAGCTGGAATTTTACTGCGCGGATCCATTCAAGTATTCGGTGGAAGAATTTACGGTGAATCCGACTGCGGATGACGGAAAAACGTTCATTGTGTCGTACAACGGCACTTATCGGGCCTTTCCAAAGCTTCAGGCAGTAATGCACAGTGAAAATGGAGTAGTAGGTTTTGTAAATGACTCCAAGAAAATTCTTCAGTTCGGTGATCCGGATGAGTTGAACGGAGAAACATACAAAAAAAGCGAACTGATAACAAGCTATGCTGACCAATATGTCTGGTCACAGGATGCGGCGTGGAAAGATGATACAGGGAGCAACTTCTTATACAGTAACAGCAAGACGGCTGGAAAGCTGGGTGTCATGAGCGTAGACAGCATCAAAGGTCTGTATCTGGCCAGCAGTGGATATGTAAGTCCAAACACAAACGGCTGGAATGGAGCTATGAAATCTATTGATGTGGTAGATTCCAATGGAGCAAAGGGAGCGACGCACCTCTATTGTTACATGAACAGCTGGTTTGAAACTGGTCTTATGGGGCAGACGGGCTGCCAGGCGATTGCTTTCTGCGATGCGAACGGAAAAATGATCTGCTGCCAGGAGATATACAAAACCGATACGATCGGAAACACAGCGCACATGAATATGTGGGTAGGTGGAAACAACCCGCGTATCGTCAAAACATATACTTTTGAACCTTGCCATCGAAAAGATGCAAACCCATACAGCCAAACGTATGGCGCAAGCGACATGATGAAACATGGAGAGAAAATACGTTTTTTCTGGAAGGGCAGTTATCCGGAATTTACAGTTCCAGAATTAAAAGATGTGAAAGTGGCAACAGTGAAATTGTATTTGGGACAGTGGGGAAGTCGAAATACAGGAAATCAGCTTGTCACCAGAAATTATTTCCGCGGCATCTTCGTGAGAATTGACAATGTAGAAAAATGGCGTGATATTCCGAATAAATTTTCGGTAAATCAGGTTTTGACAGCTGACTGTAGCAATGGAGAGGTCATGTTACAGGGACTTCCGAGACAGGATCTTGGTGCGTTGGGCAACGATTGGGAGAACTTTTGCCTGCAGCCTGGAATGAATCAGATCCAATGCATTGCATCGGACTGGGCAACACAGCCAACATACACAATGAAATACAGGGAGGTGTTTCTATGATTTTATATTTTGCGGACCGACATATGAATGTCATTGGGCAGGCAAGCACAGAGCTACCGAAGGGATTGTACATTTCTGATGATCTGAAAACAGAAGAGGTGGAAGCAGGTGTTGCTACACTAGAATTTACGCTGAATTACACGGCGAGCACGCGGAATGATGCGAAACAGTATGGTTCTGTTGGCAATTATATTCTTCGGAAGAATGGCGATGAGCAGGAATTTTATACGATCATTACCAGCGAAGAAAATATTTTCAAACAGGAAGTAGAAATCTATGCCGAGGATGCCGGTATGGATCTCCTGAACGAGACAGTTGGCGAATACAAAGCAGACAAGGCATATCCAGCGAGCTACTATGTTGAAAAATTCAGCGACGATTCCGGCTTTGAAATTGGAATCAATGAGGTCAGCAATTATAACCGGAAACTGTCCTGGGAGGGTGAGACCACCGCTTCTGAGCGTATTTTGAGCGTTGCCACGCAGTTTGACGCGGAAGTTTCCTATACTTTTGAAATCGACCGGTTGAAAATCAAGCACAAATATATCAACCTGCATAAGAAGCGCGGCGTAGATCAGGGGCGAGAACTTCGGATCAACCGGGAAGTGAAAAATATCATTGTAAAAAGTTCAGTAGAAGATCTGGCTACGGCACTTTCCGTTACCGGCGGATATCCGGAAGACAGTGAAACGCCGATCAATCTGAAAGGGTATAAGTATGATGACGGCGATATATATCTGTCCGGCAGTACGATTTATTCCCGGAGCGCAGTGGCCAAATGGAGCCGGTATCTTTCCGAAAAAGGAAATGGAACCGGTCATATTGTCCAGACTTACACCTATGATACGTTAAGTCAGTCAGAGTTGTGCAATCGTGCCGTATCAAAGCTGAAAAAGATCTATGATGCAGCCGTATCCTACGAAGTGGAACTGGCGTATCTGCCGGATGGAATCAAGATCGGCGATACAGTGAACATTGTAGATGATGCCGGAGAACTGTATTTGTCTGCAAGAATCATGAAACTGGAGTCCTCCATTTGCAATGATGAGTACACGGCAACGCTGGGCGAATACAAGCTGAAATCGAGTGGAATTTCAGAAAAGATGGAGAGCCTGGCTGCACAGTTTGAAAAACTGGCAAAGAACCGGACGTTTTACACTTGGGTTGTGTTTGCTGATACGGAAACGGGCGGCGGAATATCGCTCAAATCAGCTGGAAAGACATACATGGGTATCGCATACAATCAGACGACAAAACAGCCGGTACTTACAGACCCGAGCATCTATACCTGGGTAAAGGTTGTTGGAGAGCAGGGAATTGCGGGAGAGCCCGGAAAGAATGGTCTGACTAGTTTCTTCCATGTGAGATATGCTGATGTTCCGAACCCGACAGCAAATCAGTTGCGGAAGGATACAGGAAAATATATCGGTACCTACGTGGACTATATATTGGAGGACAGTACAGATCCGACCAAGTACACCTGGCGAAAATTTCAGGGCGATGACGGAGAGGACGGCGCCGATGGAACCCCTGGAGAAAACGGTGCGAATGGTGAAACCAGTTATCTGCATATCGCTTATGCAACAAGCGCGGATGGAAAGACAGGCTTTTCGACAACCAACGCCGTCGATAAAACGTATATAGGCCAATACGTGGATTTTACCAAGGCTGACAGCACCAATCCGGCGAAGTATCATTGGAGCAAATTTCAGGGGCCGAAAGGAGATAAGGGAGATCCGGGCGAGCAAGGACTGCGCGGCCTGCAGGGCGAAAAAGGTGACCAGGGAATTCAGGGACCCAAAGGCGCTGACGGAAAAGATGGAAAAACGACGTATTTTCACATCAAATATTCTGCGGTTTCGAATCCGACCTCTGCGTCTCAGATGACAGAGACACCGTCAAAATACATTGGAACGTATGTGGATTTTACACAGACGGATTCGGATGATCCGAAGAAGTACAGCTGGCAGCAGCTGGAAGGTTCGCAGGGGCCACAGGGAAAACAGGGAATTTCAGGTACCAATGGAGCAGACGGGAAAACCAGTTATCTGCACATCAAATATAGTAATGACGGTGGGAAGACATTCACCGGGAACAGTGGTGAGGATATTGGCGCTTATATCGGAACATGCGTGGACTATGCAAAAGATGATCCTACAAGTGTCGGAATGTATAAGTGGGCGAAAATCAAAGGCGAGGCTGGAGCCAAAGGTGATAAGGGCGATACTGGTGCAAGTGGAAAAGGCGTTAAATCTACTGCAGTAACATATCAGGCAAGTTCGTCTGGAACTACAATCCCTACTGGAGTATGGTCAGCAACTCCTCCGGCGACAAGTGCGGACAAACCATATTTCTGGACTCGTACGATCATCACCTATACGGATAATACAACTTCAACTGCTTACAACGTTGGTAGTACACCGGAAGGAATTGTCGTCGGCGGACGAAATTTATTGGTGGGAACACATAAATCTCCCATAACGTATACCTATCCAACATCGGGATATGCTGATAAATGCTCATGGAAAACAACGGTCTTACTAAATGGAAGTGTATATACATTATCCTTCTGGGCAAAGTCATCTGTCAATGGCGATAAAATACGTGTGCATTTTTATAATCCGTCAAATATTATTTCTGTAGTTGGCAGTCAAGGACAAAGATCAACCGCAACCGATGGTTTGTGCGACTTCGTTCTTACTACTACAATGACAAAATATTGGGTTACATATACGATACCTAAAGGTGGAAATAGCACGAGAGGTGTTATAATTCCGAGATTAGGTCTAGGCGCTACTGGCACCGGAACACTTACTTTTCAATGGGAAAAATTAGAAGAAGGCAATATGGCCACGGACTGGACACCAGCTCCAGAGGATTATGTATCTTTTGTTGATGTTGAGTATTATCTTTCAACATCGGCAACATCACTTTCTGGTGGATCATGGTCGACGACAGCGCCGACATGGGTTAATGGAAAGTATATGTGGAGCCGTACGGTAACAACGGACGGAGCTGGTAACAGAACGTATTCGCCAAATCAAAATGGAGTTTGCATTGCAGGAGCACAGGGAGCAACCGGAGCCAAAGGTGATAAAGGAGATACTGGAGGGACTGGTGCAACCGGTAAAGGCGTTAAATCTATTGTAGAACAGTATTACAAATCAACGTCAGCAACAGCCATGTCCGGCGGATCGTGGAGCACGACTTATCCTGGATGGGAGAACAGTAAATATATTTGGACGAGATCAGTGATTACCTATACTGACAACACGACTTCAACGACAACAGCAGTTTGCGTCACGGGAAGTAAAGGAGATAAAGGTGCAACCGGTGCCAAAGGAGATAAAGGGGATAAAGGAGCAACTGGTCCTCAGGGACCACAAGGTCCTCAAGGTGTAAAAGGCGATAAAGGTCCTCAGGGAGATAAAGGTGCAACCGGCGCAACAGGTCCTCAAGGTCCACAGGGCGCTGCAGGTAAGGACGCAAATCAGGTAGTGCATACGGTAAACGGAAACGGTGAGTCAAATCTTTATGTCGAATTTGCTACAATAAAGATCACAGGTTCGTATGCAAATCAACCAACAACATTTAAACTTGGTGGCAGAGGTTTTGAGACAACAGATGTCCAGTTTAGTTTTATCTCTGCAAATAACTCAAATCCTGGATTGGATTTCCTAAGATCTTCAGGCGGATGGTCGTTATGGATTTATAAAAAGACTACTTCAACGTGGGGCCTTATAACAAGATTAAATGAACCGCATGGGCAGCTGAGAGTATTTAACTATACTAAAGGTTCTGGTCCATATACAGTGACGTGGACATCAACCAAATTAGCTTCTTTACCATCTGGTTCAATTAATGCGAATCCTTTACAAGCAGCAAAAACAGCCACCAACTTTATGCAGTTTACTGATGGGACCGGATTGGAAGTTGGTAATAAAACCAGCGGATCTTGGTCTGGCTATCGGACTAAGATTTCAGCATCAGCATTTGAGATTCTTAACCGGGCAGGAACGACACTCGCATATTATGGTGATAAGTTGATCCAGCTTGGAAAGAACGCAAAAGATGCGGTTATTGAGTTATGTGGCGGTGTCGGTAAGATTTTGGTTGAAACAAAATCCGGCAATGCGGCTCTGTCAATCCAGAGCGAATATGTAGATATTAAAGGTGTCCATGAATCTGTATTGGAGACATCAAGTTCTTCTGGAAGCTGTATAGCCGGAGCTGTTGACGATTCTTTTGTTGTAAATACTTACTCGGATGCCAACAACAAAGCAAACTTCGATATTGGTAACGGTAGCATTATTCTTGAATCAAAGAAGAAAGGTTATCAGGCAGAGGTCGAATTTTATGGCTGTGGCTGGTCTGGAGGAGTGTATACTGGAGCGTTCGCACCGACCAAGGCGTACTCCGAAAAGATTATGTTAGGAGATAGTGGAAGAGTATGGGAGCGTTTGATTGTTAAAAACTCCCCACAGGTCACATCCGATCGCCGCGCCAAAACAAACATATTTCCACTCGGTGAGAGCAAGATCAATAAGACGGATATTCATTCAGAGCTGTTCGATCGCTTAAAACCAGTTCAGTATCGGATGATTGACGGTGATGGGCGCATTTGTTATGGATTCGTCGCACAGGATGTCGTAGAAGCCATGCGAGAACTCGGAATCCGAGAAGACGAGCTGGATCTGGTACACCACGACAGGAAGAACACTGAGGATGGCTATATTGATACCTATAGTATGGTATATACCAATTTGATTGCGGTAATAACGCATGAGCTACAGCTCGAAAAAGAAAGAAGATCGAACCTTGAAATAGAGGTTGCGGATCTAAGAAGTGAACTTGAATCCATGAGAGATAATATCTCTGGAGATACAAATTAATTTTTAGGAGGGCAAAACTATGGCAGTAGAAGCAACTTACACAAAGGACATTCATTATTCTGGAATCATCACAGTTGACGGCGAGACCGTTGTGTCTATGGACGCCAATATGGATGCAAAACATCCGGATGTTCCAATCATCAATCGCTACATCAATAATGGAAGAAAGTACAGAGAGAACAAAACAGATATCGATGATATTGTTGATAAATTTGAAAATGACATCTGGACTGAATATGACAATTATGCAGCAGAAAAAACATCAGGATCGGATCAGAACACAGAGAAAAATAACAATCAAGGGGAGGAATGATGACAAAGTTGCAGATTATCTCAAGGCTCTGGTCGATAATCTATGATCTGATTTTTCTTGCCAAAGGAACGCCGACAAAGAGTTTGGAAGAAATAGAGACAGATCTTGACGTCATCGAACATGCATGCCGGAAGTACGCAGATATCGACGATGATGAAATAGCGTGAAAGGAAGGAGGTGCAAATGGAATTATTGATTGCTGCCGGTGTGCCGTCTGCGATCGTTGCTTTCTGTTTTTGGCTTCTGGAAAGACGTATCCAGAAACGGGCAGAAGCGGAGAAGATCGAACGGGCACGCAGGCAAAAAGAACAGGATGAGAAAGAAAAGAACCGTGAAGATCTGCAGTACATGATGCTGCGAGCTTTAGACGGCTCTCTTTGCTTATCAGAAGCAACAGCCAAAGCAGTGCAGAGGATTCCAGACGCAAAGTGCAACGGTGATATGCACGCAGCTTTAGACTATGAGCTGGAACGAAAGCACGATCTGGAAAATTTCCTGACGCGGCAGGGAGTGAATCACATCGTACATAAAGACGAACCGTAGATCCATAAAAGCGTAATCGGCTTTCTATGGTTCTTTTTATGTTTCGGTAAATAAATTACCACGAATACAATTTTAGATGCTCCACGCGGCTATACAAAGCTCACAAGGGTATCACGGGAGAATAAAACACAGGAGGAAACCAGAATGGAATTAATGAATGTATTATCGCAGATCCCACTGCCGGTTGTGGTTGCAGTAGTGACAGTGCTGGTGATCGTAACACTGGTGTGCGTATATCAGTACACGAAAATGAAAGGCCTTGATGGCATCAGAGGAGATGTCTATCAGCTTATCCTCAAAGCAGAGCATGTATACAATGCATCTGGGCAGGGAGAACAGAAACTGAAATGGGTAGTACAGCAGGCGAGATCGCTGCTGCCAAGGTGGCTGCAGGTGATCGTGTCAGAAGAAATGCTCATTAAAGTAATCGAAGAATGGTTTGCAGCAGTAAAAGATCTTCTTGACGACGGAAAGGTGAACGGGTCTCGGAAGAATTGAGAACCTAAGAAAGGAGCGTTTGCGAGAAATGGCAATAGAACGGAATACAAATACGGATATCCTGTTTAACAGTCTGATGGCTGCCGGCTGCACACTTTACGGCGCGTGCGCAGCAATGGGGAATATCTACGCAGAGTCCGGAGCGAATCCCCGGAATCTTGACAATCTTTGCGAAAATAAGCCTGGATACAAATACACAGATGCCACGTATACAGAGGCGGTAGACAGTGGAGAGATCACAAGAGATCTGTTCCTGCATCCGCTGGG